CCAGAGATCGGCAGTGTAATGGCATTTCGCTTGTTCGCTATCGTCGCGTTCATCCTGTTCGCCGTCGCGGCTATCCTCGCGTGGCTCGGCAAGACCCATTCCGATGCCGTGGCCTATGCCGGCCTGGCGTGCCTCGCGGTTGATATCGCCTGGCCAGGCGCCCGCACCGGCCCCTGATTCTCAGCGCAATCACCTGAAGCCATGGGCGGGATTGATCACCCGTGATTGCGCTGCCTCTTAGCGGGATGGAGAAGCCCGGTATCTCGCCGGACCCATAATCCGGAGACCGCCTGTTCAAATCAGGCTCCCGCTACTATTCCCCGCCCTTTCCCCGGAGTAATTCATGACGCAAACCCTCGTCGCCCCCACTGTCTCTGTTTCCGGCGGTCCCGGGGCAGGGACCATTCTCCCGGCGACGGAGACAACGCTCACCGCAACGTCGGTGAACTTCTCCAATAACGGCGCTATTCTGCTGCGCGTCGTGGTCGGCTCCGCTGGCACCGGAACACTGTCGGTGGCTTTCCAGCAGACCGTCGGCGGCCAGGTGATCACCCCCTATTCTCTCACCCTGGCGAACTCCATGACCTACCTCATCGGTCCCTTCAGCCCGAGCCAGATGAATGACGCCAACAGCCTCACGTGGCTGACATTCAGCGTCATCACCGGGAACTCCGCGGGCCTGTATAACCTGCCGGGACACGCATACTGATGCTTCCCCGGGCCTGCCTGAAATGCGGGGTCCCCGGGACCTCCGGGATATGCGACCGCTGCAAAGCAGCCGAGAATGCCCGCCGCGGTCCCCGCAACCAGCGCGGCTATGACCGCCAGTATGACCAGCACCGCCGGCGGCTGATCGAGATCACCTGGTCTCAGCACCTCCCGTGCTACTGGTGCAGCCAGCCATTCCGGGAGAAAAGCGAGATCACCGCGGATCACCTGATCCCTTTGCGGGACGGCGGCGGCAGTGAATTCGAGAACCTGGTGCCAAGCTGCGCGAGGTGCAACTACGGTCATGCGGGAATGAGGCAGCGTGGCAAGGGGACGACCACCCGAGCCCCTGGAACGGAAACGCGCGAAAGCGCAGGGGGACGGCAAGACCCCTGGACACCGGGAGATAGTCAAAGCTGAATTCGACATCGTCCAGGGCACCCCCTGGCCGCCTGCCCCGGTAGATTTCGGGGACCGCGGCGAGACCGAATGGGCGAAGATCTGGAGTTCCGGCCCGTGGCTCTCTCACGACCAGGATTACCCGTGGGTCGAGATGATATGCCGCGCCTGGGATGATATCGAGGAATTCCGTGCGAAAGTCCGGGTTGACGGCCTTATCCAGCAGGGTTCCATGGGGCAGGTTATCGCCCATCCCCTCATCGCGGCTATCCGCCAGGCGGAGGCTACCATCCAGCGGTGCCTGTCCGTCATCGGGTTCTCCCCATCCGACCGGGCACGCCTCGCCCTCGGGGAAGTCAAGGTAAAAAAAGAAATGGCAGACCTTGATGACCTGATCCAGCGGCAGCGGGACAAGCAATGACGGACCCAGTACGCCGGTGGATTCACGAGCGCTCTCACGTACGCTCGCTCCGCCGCTCTCATATCGCCACCCAGCGCCGCCGCTCCCTCATCCTCCTGCTGTTCGGCTTCGTGCGGATTATCGCCTGGATGATCCTCGGGGCCTGCGTCTCGCTCGGTCTCCTGCATATCCAGGGATTCGCCTGGGCGAAAGTCCTGTCCGCGAGTGTCCCGTTCGTGGCCCTGATTTCAATTTACGCCAACTGGGCGACCGACGTTGACGCGTCCACGGCGGCTTTCGCCGCCCTGGTGGCAGCAGACAGCCATAACGCGGTAGAAGCCAGCCGCGAAATGCTCACCGGGGATGTTGCCGCCATCGAAGAGGACATTGCCCGGCTGGCAGCAATGCAGCCCGGCCCCGCCGCCACCGCGCTGGCCGCCGAGATCAGGCGCAAACTGCCACCACCCCCGGGAAAATAAAATGGCCGACGAAGACACCCGGGTACCTCTCAAGGATTATATCGAGGCCCTGTTTTCCGAGCGGGAACTCCGGTACCAGGAAGTGTCTGTGGAACGCGACCGCAGGTATGCCGAGATTGACACAGAGCGCGAGAAGGCGCTCAAGATCAAAGAGACGGCCGACCGCGATGCGCTGGAACTGGCGCGGGCTATCCAGACGTACAAGGACGAGAAAGCGAATGAGCTGCGGGAGCAGATCACCAGCGAGCGCGGCAGGTATGTCACCCAGCCCGAGCTGAGATCGGCTATTGACCGCATCGACGCACTGCTCAAGCCCATATCGGAGTACATAACCGGAGTCCAGCGCGTCACGGAATCCAGGCACACAGATATGGGGCAAGTGTTTCAGGCCATATCGCTGGTGCTTCTCGCGGCGGGGGTTATCTACTCGCTGATTCACCACTGAGGCGACTTCATTGACTGCGGTACCGCTGTACCTTACCCACGTACCCGATGAGGATATGGACCGCGGCGACGGGGATCTCGTCAGTGAGTTCATTGAGACCTACTGCCGCGTTACCGAAGATTCATTTGCCGCCAGTGCGGGAGACCGCATTAAGCTCCGTGACTGGCAGAAGGATATCGTCCGCGGGGTCTACGCGAGGCGTCCCGACGGGCGCCGGAAGCACCGCCGCTGCCTTATCGGGCTCCCTCGCAAGAATGCCAAGTCCACCCTTGTCTCCGGATTCGCGCTTCACGGGCTGCTGATGGGCGGCCCTGGGTCCCAGGTCTATTCACTGGCCTGTGACAAAGACCAGGCCAAAATCGTGTTCACCACCGCCAAGCGGATGACCGCGATGGATGAGCAGCTTACCAAGCACATACAGCCTTACCGCGACATGCTGGAAGTCCCCGCCACCGGAAGCGTGTACAAGGCGCTCAGTTCCGAGGCATTCAGCAAAGAGGGCCTGAACCCCTCAATGGCCGTCTATGACGAGCTTCACGCCGCACCCAACGATGAGCTGTACCAGGTCATCACGAGTGCTTTCGGGGCGCGGCGTGACCCGCTGCTGGTGGCCATTACCACGGCGGGTGTAAAAAGTGACAGCACCGGTCAGGACAGCATTTGCTACCGCCTTTACCAGTACGGCCTGAAGTGTGCGTCTGGAGAGGTAGACGACCCGTCATTTTTCTTCTGCTGGTACGGTGCGCCGGAGGATTGCAACCCGGCTCTTCCGGAGACCTGGGAAAAGTCGAACCCCGGGTTCAATGATCTGCTGGACCCGGAAGACTTCGCGTCCCTGTACGCGCAGGCGGAAGCCAACGGCACCATAGCCGACTTCCGTACGAAAAGGCTCAATCAATGGGTCAGCAGCTCGCAGGCATGGCTCCCGCACGGAGCCTGGAACGCCTGCTACGACCCCGCATTTGACTTTCTCATCCCGCCTCGTGGCGTGGTGCTGGGCTTTGACGGCAGCCGGAACCAGGACTCCACGGCGCTGGTTGCGGTCACCGTAGAGGAACGCCCTCGGCTCAAATTGCTGGGCCTCTGGGAAAAGCCTGCGGATCGCAGCACCGACTGGCATGTCCCGCGCGCCGAAGTCATGGACATGATCCGCGATTGCTGTCGCCGCTGGCCTGTCCGCGAAGTCGCCATGGATGAATACCTCTGGGTGGGTGAAGGCGAGACCCTGCTGGAGGAAGGGATACCCGTCGAGAGTTTCCCGCAGACGGCAAGCAGGATGTCACCGGCAACCCAGCGGTTCTATGAAGCCGTGACGATGAGGCGAATAAGGCATGACGGAGACCCGCGGCTGGCACGGCACCTGGACAACTGCCGGCTCAAGATTGACTCGCGTGGCGTCCGCGTCACGAAAGAGCACAGCACGTCTCAGCGGAAAGTTGACGCGGCTGTCGCGGCAATCATCGGCCTGGATCGTGCGGGCTGGTGGAATTCTGAAGATGCTCCGGGCACCTTCCAGGGCGTGCCGATTGATCAGATCAAGTTCGTCTACTAAGGCCGCCCTCTTCCTTACCGAAATAGCCGGGATCGTCCTGGCGACATGGGGGATCTCCTTCTGGAGCCGCCCTTCGGCCATCATCATCGGCGGCATTGTCCTCATCGCCGTCATCGAACTCCGCCCGGCACCGAAGGGCAAACCCCTTCCGCATATCCCGCTTCCCTCCAAGGAACTGCGGGACCAGGCGAGAAACGCCGCGTGCCTCATTAACCAGTACCGATACGGAGTCGCCCTCGTGGATCTTGAAAAGCTCCCGCTGCTGACCGAGCAGGAGTGCTATCAGGTCATTGAGGCCGCGCGCTCACTGGCGAGTAACAGTTCCAGGTAATGACACTTTTCCGTACGCAAGAGCGGCGGTACGACTTCGCGGGAAGCCCTACCTATAACCCGTTTGAGAACCCGAGTGTCCCGCTTCAGTCGGTCGCGTTCGATTCTGTTTACGGTCTCATCAACGGCGCCGGGAACGGCAGCGGAAAGACCGTCACCATTGACAGCGGCCTCGCCATTCCCACCGTGTGGCGCTGCGTCTCCCTCCTCGCCACCGTCGTCGCCAGTTGCCCTCTCGAAGTTTTCCGCGGACCCGACAAAGATCCGGTCAAGGTCAAGTGCCTGGACCCGGAGAACGCCGCCACCTGCCACAGCCAGTTTGAATTGTGGGAGCTGGCCACAGCGCACGTCTCCCTCTTCGGGAATGCTTATCTCCTGAAGCTCCGCAACGATCTCGGCCAGATCATCGACCTGCGCCCCATCGTCCCGAGCCTAGTGAAAGTCAAGCGCGTCAAGCGCGACACGATATTCCCCGACGGCAAATGTTACATGGTCGAGCGGAAGAATGAGGACGGCACCCTCGCCAAGCCCATCCCGCTGAATTCCCACCAGCTCATGCACATCCCGGGTTTCGGCTACAACGGACTTGTCGGCCTCGCCCCGCTCCAGGTCGCGGCCCAGACATTCGGGACCGCCCTGGCGGCTGATGAACTCGCCGCCCGCTTCTTCAGCAAAGGCCAGCAGCTCAGCGGCATTATCCAGGTCAAGGCACCGCTCCAGAACGAGGGGCAGGCGCTCGACATCAAGCGCCGCTGGATGGAAGTCCACGGCGGCGTGAGCAATTCCAGCACCGTCGCTGTCCTGGATGCCGAGACCGATTTCAAGCCGCTGACCATCCCGCCTGATTCTCTGCAATTTCTGGAATCCCGGCAGTGGGAAGTCTCCGAGGTCGCCCGCATGTTCGGCGTTCCCCCTTTCCTCATCGGTGACCAGACAAAAGCTACGTCATGGGGCAGCGGAATCGAATCCATTAACACCGGATTCGTGACCTACACCATTGCGAGCTACACCGAACGATTCCAGCAGCGCGTCACCCGCGAAGTCGTCGCCACCCGAGGCCAGCGGGCAGTATTCGACCTCGGCGCGCTTATGCGCGGCAGCACGCTTGAGCGCTACCAGGCATACGCGGTAGGCATCCAGTCCGGCTGGCTCCTGCGCAATGAGGTCCGCTCGGACGAGGACCGGAAGCCGGTTGAGGGCCTGAGCGAGCCATTGACCCCAGTCAACATGGCGGCCGGAAGCTCACCTATCCCCGCTGATCCATACGGGCAGCAACCACAGGAAACGCAGCCAGCATGACGATTGAATACCGTACGGTCACCGGAACCGAGAGTGTTGCCCTTTCTGAGGACGACGACAACCTCATTACCGGGCTCGCGATCCCTTTCAACCGGGAAACCGTCATCGGGGATCTCAAGTACGGCGGGTTCCGCGAGAAAGTAGCCCCCGGATCGGCCACCAAGTCCATCCGGGAAGGCGATGTCGTCGCCTTGTTCAACCATGATTCCTCGCGCCCGCTGGGCCGGATGAGCGCCGGGAACCTGGGACTGGAAAGCACTGACCGCGGTGTCGAGCCATCGTTGCACCCGTCAGATGTCTCCTACGCCAAGGATCTCCGGACCCTGGTCAAGGACCAGGTAATCCGCGGCTGGAGTTTCGGGTTTGAAGTCCTGAAAGATGAATGGACTGACGACGACGGGAACCCCTCTACCCGCTATGACGGAACCAATCGCGTCATCCGCGAAATGCGCCTGGTTGAAGTATCACCGGTCACCTTTCCTGCCTATGGAATGACGGATATCTCCGCACGGGATTCCGTGGAGGCGGCCCGCGAGGGCCGTGCCGCGAAGGCGACGTATGCCGACCTGGAGACGTGCGGGGAGTGCGGGGCTACTAATCAGTGGGGGGCTTTCTGCACTGGCTGCGGTGAGCCTATGCGCAGTTCAAAGCCGGGCGGTGACTTCTGCGCTTCCTGCGGCTCGGACATCAGCGGCAGCCGCTCGCACACATGCTCTCCGGAGAACCGCGCGGACGCTAAGAAACCCTACGGAAACGTGAAGTACGCGGACGCGAAGAACGGCAAGTACCCCGTTGACACCGCCGCCCATGCCAAGGCCGCGTGGTCGTACATCAATATGCCGAAGAACGCTTCCAAATACCCGATGAACGGCGTGTCCCTGTCGAGCGTCAAGGCGAGCATCAAGGCAGCCTGCAAGAAATTCGGGATAGACATCTCGGAAAAGAACGAAGCAGCTCTCGCCGCGGAGTGGGCTGACGGAGTGATCTGGACCAAGATCACCCGGGATGAACTTGAAGAGGCAATGAACCTGTTCGCGGAAGCCGACACTGAGTCACTTCCGGAAGAGGTACAGAACGCGATCGTGCTGGTATCCAGCGCGGCCGGGCACGCCGGGAACGGTGACGACACCGAACCGGATGACAATGGCGGAGACCGTTCCGCCGATAACGGAGCCGGCGAGACCACTCCGGAGAATGACCCTGCTGACGACGCACTCATAGCCGATTACCACATGGCCCTGAGCCGCGTTATCGAGCTGGGAACCTGACACATTTTCCGAGCAGAAAAGAAAGTCTCATGGCTCTAAAGGTCGCAGACGAGCGCAAGATCCTCGATAAGCGCGCCAACGTCTTTTCCGGCATGACCGAACTCATGGAGAAGCTAGCCGAGAACGGCAGCCTCACCGCTGAGGAGCGTGCCGAGTACCACAAGCGCCGGGATGAGGTAGAAGAGCTGTCGGGCCAGCTTGAGGACATCCGGTCCTACAACCGCCTGGACTCCGCATCCCGCGAGGTGCAAGACGCTCTCGACACCCACGGCGAAGGCGGCGGGGAGGAAACCAAGTCCCCTGAGCAGCGGTATGAGGAAGCGTACAAGCGCTGGTTCCGCTATGGCGACCGCGGCGTCAGTTCCGCTGAGCGGGACATGATGAACGCCACCATGACCAGTGACCCGGAAGTCCGGGCGGTCCTGGACGCGAATGCGCTATCCACCGCGCCGAATAGTGCCGGGCTGGTCGGCGGGACTTACGGCTATGACGCCGGGTACCTGATTCCGCAAGGGTTCTGGGCGAATCTCCAGATTGCCCTGAAGGCATATGGGGGCCTGCTCCAGGAAGCCCGGATCGTGAGTACCGATTCCGGTAACCCGATGCCGTGGCCGACCATTGACCCCACCGCCGTGACTGGTGCGTACATCCAGGAAGCGAACCAGATCGGGTTCACTGACTATAGCTTTGGCCAGGGAATGCTGAATGCCTGGACAATTACATCAGGCATTGTCTTGGCGTCAATTCAGCTAATGGCCGATTCGGCCTTTGATGTCAACTCTTTCGTTTCTGACCGCATGGGAGAGGCTATCGGCCGAAAGGTCGCGCAGGAGCTCCATACCGGTACAGGCAGCTCCGCTCTCCTGGGAATTGAGACTGCTCTGGCGGCCTATACCACGGGCGGTGTCGCTAAGGGCGGCCTGTATTCTCCCGGGGCTACCGCGGGTGCGTCGTCGGTCTACCTTCTGGGTCAGGCGAGCGCCGTTGCGAAGTACCGCTCGGGCCTGGTCGCGACGATCGGCTTTGACGACCTCCAGGCCATGATCACGTACGTGGACCCGGCTTACCGGGATGGCGGCAAGTGCCGCTGGATCACGAACGACGTGACCCTAGCCCAGCTCCGCAACGTGACCGACAACTATGGCCACCCGCTGTGGCAGCCCAGTGTCCAGGTCGGCGTCCCGGACCAGATTCTCGGGTACGGCGTGCTGATTGACCAGAACACCTCCGCGATCCCCACCTGTACGTCCGGCGTGGCTAATGCCGGCGGCCTCCTTTTCGGGGACTTCAGCAGGGCAATGGTCGTGCGGCAGGTAAATCAGGCGGGCACGATGCGCTTGACCGAAAGGTACGCCGACTACCTGCAAGTCGGATTCCTTTCTTACGTGCGCCTCGACAGCCGGAGTAACGATCTCCGGGCGGTGTGCATGTATTCCTCGCCCACTTCCTGATCCATTCTCACCAGGGCCGGGGCCGCCTCTCCCGGCCCTGGTCTCAGTTCCTTTCCCCGCCAATTCAGGGATGCATTCATGGCTCTTCTTGCCCTCACCGCCGCGACCGCTTACATCGCGGACTCGACTCTCGCGGCGGGCCTCGTCCTGCCTGCCACTGAAACGTCACTGGCCTCCAATACCGGCCTGACGTTCCCCAACCTGCCGTCCGGCCTCGTGCTGCTGCGCGTCGTGGTGGGCTCCGGGGGTGCCGGCAACCTCACGTTCGTCGCCCCGGGGAACTCGGCGGCCAACATCGTCACCGCCGTGGCCAACTCCACGAGTTACCTGTTCGGCCCGTTCAGCCAGGCCACGTTCGGCACCAGCGCCGGCCTCATTCAGGTGAATTTCTCCGTCGTCACCGGCAACTCGGCCGGGGTCTACCTGATCGACGCCGCTGCCCCGCTGGCCGCATACCGCACCCTGCACAATCCCTTCGAGAAGGTCGCGGGCACTCCTGACTGGTGATCTGCCATGGCCGACATAGTGAACCTGCTGGATGTCAAGACTCATCTCCGGTATCCCGACCCCTCGCAGCCGTCGCCCGATGACCCAGCATTCCAGGGGTTCATCGACGCTGCGGATGACGTGATCAAGGTCGAATGCGGGGACATCGTTCCCGCCCGGTACGTCGAATTCCACGACGGCGGACGGCGCTGGATCTTCCTGCACCATTACCCGGTGCTGTCTGTTGACAACGTGGAAGAGGGCTGGGGCTGGGCCAATTATGAGCTGGATTACCAGCAGGTTAACACTCAGCCGGCGCAGGACATGTTCGCTTACTCGCTGGACTTGCCCGCAATCGGCGGGGTCACCCGCCGAACGGCGGGGAATGTCAGCATTCCTTTCGTCCCCGGTGACATGAACATCAAGGTCAATTACACCGCGGGGCGGTCTTCCGTCCCCGGCTCCGTGCGGCTGGCAGCCCTTGAGCTGATTTCCCATTGGTGGACCAATTCGCAGTTCCGGTCTGGCGGGTCTGCTAGCGGCACTTTCGGATCGTATGACACGACCGATGAGCAGGACGTGACCGGGCGGCAGTCGGGCATGACCTCGCCGAATGTCGGGGTCCCGTTCAGGGTCCTGGAACTGCTTAAACCCTATCGGCATACGCCGATATTCGCGTGAGGCGATATGTCATCCAGCATCCCCGCCGCGGTTAACGGCCTTCTCGGCATCGCCACCACGGTTCTCGGCACCGAAGCGGACGTGTTCTTCGGGCAGTACTCCGATGTGTACATCTCCCCGAAACGGTTCCGCATCACAGGCGTCCGGGATATCCGCCAGGAACCCGCCGAGATAGGCCCGAACTACAAACGCGAAGAGACTTACATCATTGAATGCGAGATCGCATCCATCGCGGGCGGCGAGGACTTCCTCGGCCGCATGAGCGAGGTCTTTGACATCTTCGCCAGAACCACCGTCGCCGTGGCGAACAACTACACCCTGGACGGTGCCGTCCGCTTCGCCCAGCCGCTCGAAGGCGAATACATCCCGGACAGGGACGCCAACGGGCAGACGCTCGGAATCCTCCAATTCGGAATCGAATGCGCCCAGCGCATCACCTCTCTCACCTGAGCACACATGAACCTTATCTGCATTCAGTCCTTTGGCCATTTCGAGGCGGGCGACGAAGTGACCGTCCCTGACGGGGCGGTGTACGACTCCGCGTATTTCGAGGAAGCCGCCGCGCCCCCGAAGGTGCCAGTACCTAAGCAAATCAAGGAAGGCGACTGATCATGGCAGTTGCGTCAGGTATTGGCGGCCAGATAGTCGCTACCTCGGAGGCCACCTACGGTGTTGCCCCGTCTCTTGCCAGCGCCCGTTCGTATGAATTCAAGAACGAGACGCTGGAAATGAAGAAAAAGACGGTGCAGGGCGAGGGATTGCATGCCGGCGGATTGTACAGCCGCACCAAGCGGCGGGTGCTGGTGAACTATGACGTGGCCGGGAACATTGTCATGGACTGCCCGACACGGCAGCTCGCTTTTTGGATTCAGTACATGCTCGGGAGCTTCGGCGAAGCCAATGCGACCCCTGCGGAGATCGGCACGACCGGTATTTACAAGAGCATTCACCAGCCGGGCTCCACGTTTGGCTACAGCTTTACTGTGCAGAAGGGTGTCCCGACCGCTGACAACGGCACCGTCGAGCCATTCAGCTACGTAGGCTGCAAGCTCAGCGGATGGGAGATCAAGGTCTCCAAGGGCGGCCTGGCGGAGCTGACCCTGAATGTCGACGGGCGGAACGAGCTTGCCGGGGCCGGTAACAATGACCCTCTCAATGCCTCTGTCCCGGCACTAGCCACGTTCGCTGTCCCCACCAGCGGGCAGGGCGAGAACGTCTTCCACTTCCGGGAGGCCACCTTGTTCAGCGGCGGCACCCCGACACTGACCTCCGGTGTGGTGTCCCTGGCCAGCTCGACAGCGGTCAGCAATGTCACCGACGTTTCTTTCAAGCACGATTTCAAACTGGATAACGAGCGAATCTTCCTTGGCTCTAACGGGTTCAAGGCCCAGCAGATCGAGAACGGCTTCCGGGCTCTCACCGGAAGCATGATGATGGAATGGCTGTCATCCGAAGCGATGTATGAGGCATTCTCGGCTGACACCACGACCAGCCTGGAACTGACCTTTACCGGTCCGACCGTCAGCACGTCCAATTATCTATTGGACATCATTATCCCGAACATCAAGCTGGACGGGGAGCCGCCGAAAATCAACGGCCCGGCGGTCGTGACCCAGACCCTTCCTTTCACGGGCCTGGATGACGAGAGCACGACCCCTCTCCAGATCACTTACCAGAGCGAAGACGCCGCGATCTGACGTGGCCAGTACCAAATGGGGCGCGCTGAAAAAGGCGGCGGACGTGATCAAGGCCGCCGCCATGGTCTCGGCTGGTTCCATGGCGCATTCCAGCCGGATTCCCGGCGTCATGAATGTGCAGCTCAATTACACGGGGGGCTTCGCGAACATCCGCGCCGGGTTCTCCGGCGGCGAATGGGGCTGGACGCCCATTCATGCCTGGATGTTCGAGGAACCCCACGGCGCCAGGATTCCCAAGCACCCGTACTTCGGGGACAGGGAGCACTGGTACTACCAGCCCTACCGCCCGTATATGGAAACGGCTGCTGAAAGTTCCGCGGGTGATGCCGCGCAGGTCTACGCGGACGAGATGTATGCATATTTCTGCAAGCAATACGGATACCACTGAGGCGACATGAACATCACCTATGACGGCAAGGACTACTCGTTCGACCTGGATGAAATCTCCGTCAGCGAGGCCACCGTCATCAAGCGCAAGACGGGGCTGTCTCTTCTCGGCATTGAGAAGGGCCTCCGTGAGGCTGACGTTGACGCCCTGCGGGCCATTTACTGGCTGATGCTGAAGCAGAACGGCCAGAACGTCAATATCGACAACGTTGATTTCAAGGTCATCAGGTACACCCAGGCATTGCAAGCGGCTAATGAGGACTCCGCCGAGGGGGAGGACCCAAAAGCGGAAGCGGCCTGACCACTCCTGACTACAACACAGAGCGTCTTCTGGGCGGGGATATCGGTGAACTGAGGGTGAAGCACCTAGGCGACTTCGCCCATCATCTGCACATCGATCCCCGTTCGGTGGACGCTCTTCGTCTTTATGACTTCGCTTACCTCGTCCTCTATCTAGAAGCACTCCGAGAATCGAACAACTGAATGCCAGTCAGGTCTGTCACTATACGTTTGCTTGGGGACTATGCAGGTGCCCAGGCGGCTTTCTCGTGGGTGAACGACGAGGCGGACAAGCTTGACGGCCGCAACCCCACGGTGAAGATCGGCGCGAACATTACCGGCGCGGTCGCGTCCATCGCGGAACTGCGGGCATTCCTTGATGAGCTGGACGCGCACGCCGGGGATATCCGCATCCTGGCGGACGAGACCGATGCCCAGATAAAGATCCTCCAGATCACCGCCGAGATCGAGAAGCTGAACGAGGCGCTGGCGCGTCCCACCATTTCCGTTGACGGAATTCTCCGGGCGCAAGCCCGGCTCCTGGCACTCTCCAAGCAGCTTGACGCGCTGGACACCGAAGTCGCGGTAGCTCATGTCGAGCTTGAGGACGGCGACACCGAAGCCAAGCTCGCGCTCATCTACACGCAACTGCGGGCACTCTCGCACGCCGCCGAGAACATCGAGGTCAACCCCGGCGACGCAGGTGCCTTCGCGCAGCTCGTGCTGGGCCTCCAGGATGTTGAGCAGCACCTCCGCGACGCCGACGAAGCGGGACGGATCACCGAGGAAGACCTTGACGCGCTCAAGGATCTCGTCCTCGGGGCGGCCATCGGGTTCCGTGACTTCGCGAGCGCGATCGGCGAGGCCGACACCACCGCGAGCGGTGTCTTCGGCACCCTGGATGCCGTCATGAGGAAGTTCACCATGGCGGGCCAGTTCCTTTCCGGCAGCGTCCCTTTGAAGACCTGGATTCACCTGGCTGTTGACGGCATAGCGGAACTGGCCGCGATCCTCGGGCCAGCCACGCTCGCCCTGGTCACCTTCGGCGGTGCCGCCGCCGCTGCTGCGGAACCCACGCTGGCGAACCTGTTCTACTGGCTCAAGGGCACAGAGACCGCCTCATTCGCCCTCGGGCAGAACATCGCCCCGCTATCAGGGCAGTTCACTAAGGTCGGCAATGCCGTTCAGCCGTCGGTGATGGAAGCCTACGGCGATGCCCTGGCCATCGTGAATAAGAACACCGGCGAATTCGGGGATATCGCGGAGCGCGCCTGGGGCTGGATCGACGGCGAGCTGGCGAAGATCACCGTTGACCTTGATAACAATGGCGGCGCACTCCAGAAACTCCTCGATATCGGCGTCCGGGACCTGGGGATTCTCGCTAACATTTTCTCCACATTGGGCTCTGACCTCGCCCGGCTATTTGACATCGCCGAAATCACGCACATTGCCGAAGACCTGCTCCTGGTTATTGACGGGTTCGCGCACTTGCTCGGCTGGGTACTCAAGCTCCCCACTCCGCTGCTCGCCGTGGGCCTGGCATTGCACGGAGTTTACCTGTGGGGCGGCGCCCTTTACGGGCTGATCGTGAAGTTTATCGAGTTCACCGGCCTGGACACGATATTCACCGGCCTGATGAATGTCGGCAAGGCATTCGCGGGGCTTGCTTCGTCTGGTGCCGACGCGGCGGGACTGACTGGGATCGCTGAGGCGCTGGGCAAGGTCGCGGGCAAGTCCGAGGTGGCCGAAGAGAAGGTCTTCAACTTCGCGAGCGGCGAATTCGAGGCAGGACAGAACACGGGCATCCTAGCCAAGGCCCTGGCTTTCCTGCCGGACATCCCGGTGTGGGGCTGGGTAGCGCTCGGGGCGCTGGCACTCGGCGGCCTGGTGTTCTGGCTCTCACGGAGCAAAGACGCCACCGATGTGTGGGTTACCTCCATGAAGCAGGGAATTGCCAGCGCCACTGATGCCGGCGTTTTCGACCTGATGGCCTCGGATGTGGGCAAACTCAACACCGCCCTTTCCGCGAACAACACCCAGTTTGAGAAGATGCGCGCGACCGGGGACGTGATCGGCCCCCAGATGGACCAGAACGCGCACGACCAAGGCGTGCTGGCCGCCGCGCTGCAATCGACCCTGGGCGATATGAAGAATTACTCCCAGGGCACCGCGTACATCATGACGCAGTACGGCGTCTCCTATCCGCAGGCTTTGGCCATAGCGCAAGAAGCCAACGTCCACCTGGCCGCTTCCATCACCGGTAATTCCAAGGCGGCGCAGATCGCCCGGCAGGAAATCTCCGGCCTGATGCAGGGCTACCAGGAGATGCACGCCGCATCCGGCATCGCGGCGGCGGACATTGAGGTCCAGCAGTACGCCACGAGTGATTTCGCGAAGGCGGTCCAGAGCGTTAATTCGGACTGGGACCAGTGGGTGAAGAACGTCACAGGCTCCCAGGGGGGCTTTGACACGTTCGCCCAGGGAATGAACACTCTCAATTCGGACTCGACGACGTTTGAATATCACCTGGGGGTACTGACCCTCAAGGGCACCCAGGGCAAGGCCGCCATTGACGGGCTGTCCGCCTCGTCACTGAACCTGAACCAGGCATTTAGCGACCAGGTAAACAACCTGGAATCGCTGCTGGATTCCATGCGCAGCGCCAATGCGACGCAGGGTGAATTCACGACGACGGTCAAGGGCGGCGTCGCCGCGCTCCTCCCGTTCGCCACCGGCAGCAAGGAAGCCACCAGCCAGCTTTACGACATGGCCCAGCAGGCGGACTACACGGGCGCCGATTCCATCGCGGATCTATCCAAGTGGGCGGGCGTCAGCGCTCCGAATGCGCTGGGGACGATGAAGAGTGCGGCTGACAAAGCCACCGTGGCGGCCTCGAACCTGGCGAGCACCATTTCAAACATCCTGGATTCGCAATTCGATCAGGACATTGTTAAAGCATCAGGCGCGTCTGCGGCGCTGTCGAAGTACACCACGGACCTGGTGAACAACCAGCAGAACACCGCCAGGGGCAGCGATGACCGGAAGGCGCTCATCAAGGATCTGGTAAACGCCGGGCTCAGCGCCAAGCAGGCCGATTCGTACGTGAAGGGTCTCGGCACCTCGCTAGACAAGCTGCCCAAGAAGGAAACTCCCGATGTCATTATGACCGGCACCGGGCATTACACGATCTCGGGCCTGTCCACGCAGGCCATTACCGGGAACAATCCCACCCTGCTCAGGGGCGCTCGCGGTATGTACGTGCGCGGCGGGACGCCGGGCAAGGACAGTGTTCCCATCCTCGCCATGGAGGGTGAGGCGGTGGTCCCGCGGCACCTGGTGGGGGCAATCGCCCCGCTCATGTCGGCGCACGGCGTTCCCGGGTTCACGGCCGGCGGCATGGTGGGCACGGACTGGCCGGGAACCACGTTCGGCACCTTCCAGACCACGATGACCAAGGCCATGGAGACCGCGATCTCCAACGCGGCCCTGCTGTCCTCCGCCGCAGGCGCGGGGTCCGGGGTGACGCGGTGGTCAACAGTCATTCTTGAATCCCTTTCCCTGCTCCACCAGCCGCTTACCCTGCTGGCCGATGTCGAGCACCGGATGAGCCAGGAAAGCGGCGGGAATGCCACAGTAGTAAACAAATGGGATAGCAACTGGGCAGCCGGTACTCCGAGCGTCGGGCTAATGCAGGTCATCGGCCCGACATTTGCCGCGTACGCTGGCCCGTTTCGCGGGACCGGACCATTCGAGTACGGCGTCTCCGTCAATCCGCTGGCGAATGTCTATGCGGGCCTGTCTTACGCGCTGCACAATTACGGTTCTATTGCCTCCGCGATGATGAAAGCCGGGGGATACGACGCCGGCGGTCTTCTCATGCCCGGACTGAACCTGGCCTACAACGGCACCGGAGTCCCGGAAGTGGTGACCCCTCCCGGAGCAGGGAAGAACGGCGCGGGCAGCAACGTCAACGTTAATGTCTACTGCCATCCGTCGAACAACCCGGCGGAGACGGCACGGGCCATTCACCAGATGCTCCGCGCATATAAGCAGACAAAGGGTAACCAGCCTCTCGGGCTTGGCTGACACCTCCGGAAGGAACTCACTATGGCTGTGACAAGCCATGTCTATCCCCTGGCAATTGATGCCATCAATAAGAAGACGATCAACCTTACCACTGACACGTTCATCTGCGGCCTGTGCACCGGTTCCGCCGCGACGTGGGGGTCCACGCAGGAAGCATACCAGTATGTCTCCGCTATCACCGGCGCCTATACCGAGTGCACCAGCAGCGGTTATGCCCGGGTGACCCTGACCACGCTGACGCTGACCATTACCGGCAACAAAGAGGTCTGGACGTGCACCTCCCCGGCGCCTATCTCGTGGGGCACCACGATCACTCTCTCGGCGGCGTCCATGTTCGTTTATGACAACACGGTCGGCTCGGGTGACAGCACTCACCCTGTCATCGCCATCATCGACTTCGGCGGCACTGTCGCGTCCACCAGCGGGGCCTACACGTTCACGGTTGACCCGGTGAACGGGCTCGCGGCCTGGACTGCTTCCTGATCACTGCTTATACCCCGCACAAGGGGGAGGATGAATGTCCGGCTACACAATGACGATGACTGAGGTCCTGTATTCCAACTGGGGTCCGGCCAGTACTACCACTCCGACGGCATCCGCCGTGTCAATGATCTCCGGAATACCCGAGATCATCGTGCCAGGCGGTTTCATGGCGGTCACCGGCAGGCGGTCGTCCACGATGCGGCTGCGGATGGGCGGCCTGCTCACCGCGACCTCGGTGATCCCGACGTTCACTTTCGGTGTTTCCTATACCAGCGCCATTCCCGGGGCGTTCTCCGCGTCGGCGGTACTGGCTACGTCAGCAGCTATAACGCCTAACGCGGGAACGAATTTCGAGTGGTTCATGGACCTGGATATCGGCCTGCGCACGCTGACTCCGGGAGCCGCGTCCACAGTGGTCGCGATGGGCTCAATAGAAAGCATGGCGGGGTTCCCGTCACCAAATGAGTTCACCCTTCCGACGACCGGGACAGTCACGGGCGTGACGGCATGGGAGGCCGATCTCCAGTATTTCCTGTGGCCTTACGTGACGCTCTCGGCGGCCACCGCCGGCAATACCGTGACGGTGGAATTCGTGAAATTGTACGGCGAAAACTTATCGGAGCGAGAACTAAAAGGACATGGCCTGTAGCCGATCGCGGACGGGGGTGAGCTGTGGCTATCACCCGTGATCAGGTCAGCAGCGTTTACACCTCGGCAGGTACCGCCTCGGCGGTTGTCACCTGGCCGACGCTGCCCGCGGCGGGCTCTAAAGTCCTGGTCGCGATCGGCCTGTCCAGCGGCGGGATCACCAGTGTCAAGGACAACGGCACGAGCGTTTCCACGTTCGTCCTGGATTCGCCTGTAGAGACTGAATCCAACACGATCCAGGTTTACCGGGCTGACGGCATCTCTCTGCCGTCAGCCGGCAGTTACACCGTCACTGTTACGCTGTCCAGCTCGCAATACGTTTTCGGCGGCGGCGTCTCTTACCTGGGTGTCGCGGCTGGCGGCCCGACCGCGAGCAACGGCGGCGTCAACGGGGGCAGCGCGTCCGTCGCTACCGGCAGCGTGACCCCGGCGCGAGCCGGCGCGCTGTTCTTCGCCGGATTTGTCGATGAGTCGTCCTCGAATCCGGAAACCATCACCCTGTCCGGGGCCGGGTTCAGTGAGCAGCTTACGGAGACCAACGGCAGCAATGTCTGCGGCGGGATCGCTGACCAGATCGCCGCCGGCGGCCCGAGTTCGACCGCTTGCACCTGGACCCTGGGCGATACCCCCGGGTGGTGCGCGGTCATCGTCAGTTACGATGCCGCGGTCGCTGCCCCTGCCAGCCTGACGCAGCCCGGAGGGCAGACGTGGCGCCGCCGCTACCGCCCCGTCGTCCCGACCGGGATAGGCGTCCTGTCGTCGTCCCCGGCCAGCACGGCCGGCGCGGGTGCCCAGGTCACGGTAGCCGGCGGCACCGGGACGCCCCTGACAACGGCTAGCGTCACGGACGTTGCGGCAGCAGTTGCCGTGGCAGGCGGGACCGGGACGCCATCAGGCGGCACCAACAACGGCGTCATCGCCGGAACGGCTGCCTCGGTCACCGTCGCGGGCGGCACCGGGACGCCTGCCAGCGCGGCGAGCATCACCGGCACGGGCGCTTCGGTCACCGTCGCGGGCGGCACCGGGACGGCAGCGGGTTCGGCGCCCTTCACGGGCGTGGCGGCGCAGGTCACGGTAGCGGGCGGCACGGGAACGCCCGATGCTTCTGATGGCGTTGCCGGCGCGGGCGCGCAGGTCACGGTAGCCGGGGGGACCGGTTCCCTTATCGCTACCGGGACCGTCGCGGGCGTGGCGGCGCAGGTCACGGTAGCGGGCGGCGTCGGCGACGTGGGGCAGAACCAGACCGGGATGCCGTCCCCGGGTACGTTGCCGGGCAACATCCTCACCGCAGAGGACTCTGATTTCGAGGTCGGCGGCTCCTTCACCTGGGCAGCGGACGGCCTTGTCCTCAACAGCAACCCGTACTTCGCCGGGGCAAGCTCATCGGGGTGGACGGGGTACAACGGGACCCTTTCTGTCACCGGCTCGCCTCCGGCGGGAGCGCCGTACCCGTACGCGGCGGAATTCACCCTCACCTCCAGCGGCGGCGCCATCGAAGAATCGGCGGCCCCGTTCAGCCTTATCAGCGGGAATTCCTATACCGTCGCCGCCTGGGTCTACACCCCGGAAACGTCGGTCCTCCTCGGGTTTGACTGGCTGAACGCCAGCCACGGCTACCTGTCCACGTCCACCCAGAGCATCAGCGTCCCCGCCAATACGTGGACGCAGGTCACAGCTACCCTGGCCGCTACCCCGTCCGGGGCGGCAGCCGCCTACCCGCGGATCGGCCCGAACACCACCGGCCACACGATCTACGCTGAGTCGGTCATCGTCCTGCCGGGCGGGCTCCCCGGGGGCCTGCCGGCGAGCGCGCAGACCATCGCCGTCTCCACGTCGTTCGCTTTCTCTGGCACTCACGGGCTGACGTGGACGGCGAGCGCGGCAGCCGACAGCTACATCGCGACGGGCCTGTACCCGTGCGAGGCGGCGGCCAGCTACGACGTGTCCGGGTACCTCATCACGCCTGCCCAGGGGCACGACGCCTATATCGGCGCGGCCTGGTACAACGCAGCCGGGACGCTGCTGGGCACGTCGTGGGGGCCGGACTGCCTGACCCCGACGGCGGACATCTGGCAGCCGCTCTACGGCGCGGTCACCTCCCCGGCCGGCGCCACCCAGATGAAGATCATCGTCTGGGCCGGGACCAGCGTCGTCGCGGGTGAGCAGTTCGCGGTTGACCTGCTGTACGGGGCTCCGGTGGTCGCGCAGGTGCTCGCGGACTGGAGCAACGCCGCGTTCGCCGTCAGCTCGCCTGCCGGCGCCGCCTTCGCGGACATCACGCCGTGGGTGCGGTGGGACACCGGGATCACCATCACCCGCGGACGCCAGGATTCCATTTCTGAGATCCAGGCTGGCCAGGCGACGTTCGCTGTTCAGAACGACACCGGCATGTTCACTGCGAACAACTCCGGCAGCCTCGCGGCGGCCCTGATGGGGAACACGGAGCTGGGCAGCCGGTGCCAGGTCAATGCGGCTGACCAGGCGGGGAACTGGTACACGCGGTTCGACGGCGCGGTAGCCAGCATCGCCTACACGGTGGACACCACCGGGGACACCAACCTCGCCGCGTTCACGCTCGCGGACGTGATGGCCTATCTCAACCGGCAGGGCGGCCTCGAATGCTGGACGCGGGAACTGATCCAGTACGCCGCCCCGAGCTTGCACTGGGACCTGGCCGACGGCGCGGATTCCGATACCGTCGTGGCCGGCAGCGACGGCGTGGCGGCCGAGTCCAGCGGGTTCAACGAC